TGGCAAGCTGCCGGATGAGAACCGCACCTGCCAGAACGCTGGTCTGCGGCAGCAGGTAGGCAATGGGTCACGCGCTGAAGCTGGTGATCCGCTGGCTGGCGAATCGGGACAGCCGACGGTGTTGTGGGCGCCGGACTCGCACCGCGATCGCTGGACCGAGGACCCGCTGCTGGCGCGATTGCGCCAAGAGCACGGTCCATGTGGGCGGCCCGACATTTACGATTCGAGCAAGCGATGACCGAAGATCGCCAGCATATTCTGGTCTGCGAGCGGGTCGACGATTTCGAGCCACGGGTGCTCTCGCGTATGGAGCGTTGCGGAGACTGTGATGCGCGGGTGTGGGTGGCTGACAGTTCACCGAAGGACGTTACTGGTTTCGTATGCAAGCGCTGCTTCATGGCGAGTCCGCCACCGCCTGACACCGAGATCAGTCCACCGACTGCCGAGCAGTTGGCCGACATCAAGGGTGGACGGTGATGGTTGATCTCATTCCGTTTCCGCAGCCCAAGCAGCAGACGAAAGAGGAGCGGCAACGGCGGCTCGCTTACACGCTTGAGCAGTTGATGGCGCGGCTGGCGTTTCTCGGTGCCGACAAGAAGGCCGCGGTCTATGTGCGCTGCGGCTGGATGGCTGGTGTGGTGCATGCTCAGTATCGAGAGGATGGCGTGCACGGCAAGCCGACGGTGCTGCTGTACGTGAACGAAGACGAGATGCCAGATCGTGCGCGCAGCGGGATGAAATGATGGTTCGGCGATTGAGCAATCTCAAGACGGTGATGGAGCTTATCGACAGTGTGATTGCGCCGCCGATGACGGCGTTAGATGCGCGGCTGTTTCTGCAGGAGCTTATGGACGAGCTACGCGTCCGCAATGACGGGTTGCGAGACGACATAGCGATGCAGGAAAGACGTCGTGGCTGATAAGAAATTCAGGCCTGCTCTGATCGCCCTCGAAGACATGCCGGAGCATGCGCGCAATCGCCTTTCGCCGGATGAGGCGGCTGATCAATTCGATGACGACCCGACCTGCCTGGTGTTCTCGATCAGCAACGTGGCGAAGGCATTCGGGCTGACCAAGAAGGAAATCCACGAGGAGCTACGCAGCGGGCGGTTGAAAGCGTCCGGCAAGCCCATGGCTGAAGGTGGCATGACCGCGATCGGTATTCGCGGCGATCACCTCGTCGAGTGGATGGACAGCACTGGGCGCAAGCTGGAAGAGTGAAATGTTCATCGGCTTGGTGGACGCAGATCAGAATCCGTTCTGGCCGGGAGCGGTGAGCCGGATCGCGGCTGAGATCGTGGTGTGGGATTTGATCTACGTGCGCGGCGACAAGTTCGCATTCATCAATCGAAATCCGGTTGAGTTCCTGGCGTATCGCGACATCGGGCCGATTACCGGCATCGCGCTCTACCGTGAGGCCGACGACGAGCGGCCGGTCGGCCCGCCATACATGCTTGGGCGAAGGACTGATCCTGTCAGGGCGGGCGATATGGTGATCCTGGTGCCGGGACATTTGATGATCACCACGACGCTCAATCCCGATCCGCGCTGGGCAAGGGTAAGGCAGCCGGTGCGATGAGCGATCACCGACCGCACGACGATTACTTCGTGAGCGATGACCCGCAGACACAGGCGCACATCGATATGCTGCGCAAGGAGATCACGCGGCTGGAGGGTAAGGTGCAAGCGCTCGAACTGGTGGTGGCGCGCGACCGTGACGAGATCGGGCGGTTGCGCGCTGACGTCATGAGGGGCGAAGGGGTGCTGCAGCGGCTGCGTGCGGAGATTCGGAATGGCTGATCCGAGGGTCCCGAAGCATTTCATCGTCGCGCCGTGGACGCCGGGCGTGACGCAAGCTGATCCGCTCGGGCATGTCGGGCAGCCGTACAACGTCCTCTATGCCGACGTTGAGGCCGCGAAGACGAAGGCGAAGGAGTTGGCTGCAGACACGCCCGGCACGATCTGGGTGGTGTATGCGGCGATCTGGTATGCGTGGACGGACGAGACGCCGGTCAACCTGCAGCGGGTGATCGGTGCTGCGTTGACGTGATCAACAGGGAGTGACCGACATGGGACTGATTTCGCTAGTGACTGACGACGGCAAGAGCTTGTACGTGGCGACGGACAACATCGCCAGCGTCGAGGCAGTACCTGGAAAGCCGGGCACGCCGGCCGTCGAGGCCGCAGACGAAGTGCCGGATGATCCGGGTGAGGAGCCGTCTGCGACCAACCCGCTGGGTCGACCGCCGAAGAAGGGCAGCCCGAAGACCGAAGCGAAGGCTGCGGACCCGGGTGTGCCGGATAAATCGATCCTCAAGCTCAAGGTCGGTGGCGATCTCACCGTGGTGATGCCGGCGGCGACATTGGCGTCGATGATCCCGTGAGATGCCGCTCGCTCCCTGGTGTGCGGAAGAGCGGTGGCAATTCTTTCTGGCGGATGGAGCGACTGAGCAGCCGCATCCGGAGGGCTGCAAGTTCGCGCGCGTGACCGGGCGGCAGCGCTGCCCGAAGAGCATCCAGACGCTGACCTGGATGGTCCGCAATGATTACGAGCAAGATTTATCAACGGCGACCTGGTTCGAGCCGGACAAAGATCAGCCGACCCGCGAACGCGATTGGGCCCTGCGAAACCCACTACAGAATGCGCGTCTGTTCGTGTGGGGTTGTGCGGATCGTAATTACACGGTGGAGGTTACGGAAGGGCACATGAACCCCATGGTCGTGCAGCGTGACGACGTTGGCGAGATCGGCTACCAGCGGCTGCGCTTGTTCGATTTCGAGGACGGCTCGAAGGAGCGCTCGTTCACCAGCTATTCGAGCAAGAAGCTGCTCTGGTACTGGGGCACGCAGCCGACCGGGTTCTACGGGATGAAGTTCGTGCCGAGGCCGTTCGCATGACCGACGCGCCGAGCGGTGATCCAAAGAAGTTCGTCTGGATTGGGGATCAAGACTGGAGTTGGCTGATCGGCGCGGTGGCACGGATCGACAGGAATGTGGCGCGTCTCCTCGGTGAGACGCAGAGAGTGGAGACGAAGATGGCAGCGGTTGATGACGCTTTGCAGGCATTGACGGATCAAGTGACGGCGAACACGAGCGCCGAGGCCAGCGCGGCTGCGCTGATCTCGGAGCTAGCGGGCATGATCCAGACGCACGTGGACAATCCGGTGGCGCTGACGGACTTGGCGGCGAAGTTGAAGGCGAGCGCGGATGCCCTGGCTGCAGCGGTCACGGCGAACACGCCGGTGCCGGCCCCGGCTACGCCCTGAGTTAAAATGCGAACCGGCTCAGCGTTGGATCGCTGAACCGGTTCTGACCAAGCGAAACCTGTTAGGAGGCTTCGATGGCTAAGTTGCCGATACTTTATCGAGTCAAGTCCAGCAAGGGCGCGCTGCTCTTAGCGCGTTTCCAAGCGAAGGTGAAAATAGTTGAGAGCGGCTGCCATGAATGGCAAGGCTGCTTACAGTCTCGCGGTTATGGGATGCTGCGGGCCAACGGAAAGTTGTTCTTTTCACACCGGCTTGCATGGCAGTTAGTTCACGGCACGATTCCCAATGGACTGTACGTTCTGCACAAATGCGACAACCCATGTTGCGTAAATGTCGATCATCTATTTCTCGGAACTCAGCGCGACAATTTGAGAGATGCGGTCGAGAAAGGTAGATGCAGACGTTCCATCCTGACGCCGGAAGAGCGGCGTATTCGCCAGCGTGAATACAATCGGCGCTGGCGCGAAAAGAGGAGGTTGCAACGCCATGTGTGACTATTCCATGCACTCGGTGAAGACGCGCAACGCCGAGCAGGGCGACGTGCTGGTGACCTGCGGGTTCGCCGGCACCCACACGCGCGGCCTGCAGCGGGTCGAGGACGCGGGTTTCACGGCTTACGCGACGTGCCTGAAGCCTGGGACTGAGGTCGTCTTCCTCGCTCCCGTACGCACCAAGGATATCTTCACTTCGGTCACGCTATGGTTGTTCGGCAAGCGTTCGCGCGCGCTGGCCCATCGCACGGCCAAGTTCGTGCAGCGGGATATGGACAAGCCAGCCGTGCATCATGACGCGTTCGAGTTTCCCGGTGGCACGCTGGTCTACGTGACCGCTCTAAAACCGGGTCAGAAGGTCCGCGTTCTGCAAGTGCCGGCGCCGAGCACTGGCCCGTTCACGATCGCTGATGTCGGTGCAGTCCGGGCGCAGGAGCGCATGTTCGGTGTGCCGCTGCGCGAGGTCGAGCCGCGTGGTGCATGATCGCGAAGCTCCAGGAAAATGGCAGGAGGTTCGCGAGTTGGGTTGGCTCAGTCCCGCTTCCGGTGTGGGGCTTCATGATCACGCAGTTCGCAGTCATCGCGGTCTGGGCCATCAGGCTCGAAGGCCAGGTGTCCAAGAATGACGAATACCTTGCTGCAATTCGCAACGAGGGCACCGTCAAGAGCAACGTCAACGAGACGCGGTTGAACAATCTGATCGAGCGCGAGAACAATATCGAGAAACGCCTCGACGCCTGGTTTCAGGATGGATCGCTCAAGACCAACGCCATCGACACCCGCCTGAATGCCGTGGGCGAGCGGCTCACTAAGGTCGAGCGCAGGCAGGACGAAACCGGCACGCCAGCACTCACCACGCTCAATGTGACCGTTGATAAACTTCAGTCGCTGATCGAGCGCACGGACCGGATCGTCAAGGCGCTCGACACCATCTACGACCAGCAGCAGACGAACATTCGCAGACTTGACGTGCTGGAGCAGCGCGTAGGTCAACCGAAGAGATAGCTAGAACTGACTGCGCACGCGCTGTCACGCCTTGAGGCGCCCCCCTCCCACGACGTGGCCCCGCATTCCCATGGCGCAGTCACAGGGCCGCCGTCCGACCTCAAGCCCTCCAACCAGTCGGCGGCGGCTCGCCTTTCGCCCGCGGGTAGCGCGCGGCTCGCGTAATACCGACACAGCCGCTATGGCGGTCCGCCGCACGAAGCTAGACCGTCGGCGTGGCATCGCGCGCAACATTCAAGGAGCGCAATTATGGTCAGATTGATGGTGATCGCGATCAGCGCATCGGTGATGCTGCTGGCTGCCGTCGAGGTCGCTGCGGCGGCGAAGATGCGTTGCACGGATAGCAAGACGGGTAAGTACGTGTCGGAGAGCTATGCGAAGAGGTATCCAGGGCTGACGCAGTGCTCGCCGGTGATGCCAAAGGAGAAGACGCGGGGCTGACATGGCCGACAACGTCGTCCCATTCCGCGGGCACTTTCCGTACTTCGGGCACTTCAACAACCTGGTCACCGACACGTGGAAGAACTTCGTGTCGATGCTCGGCACGGAGAAGGACAAGACCGTTGCCGCGACGCCGGTTGTCGAACTGCTCGACATGCTCAAGCTCGACAATCTTTACCGCGGGAACTGGGTGTGCAGGAAAATCGTCGATCTGCCGGCGTGGGATTGCTGCCGGGCATGGCGCCAGTGGCAAGCGGAAGAGGATCAGATCGAGAAGCTGGAGGAGGCTGAGCGCAAGCACGGGCTGCAGCGCAAGGTCATGGCCGCGATCTCGCGGGCCCGGCTCTACGGTGGCGCGGCGATCATCTTGGGCCTGGAAGGTTGCGGCCAGTTCAACGAGGAGCTTGATCTCGACGACGTCGGCAAGAACGCGCTGAAGTTCGTGCATGTCATCAGTGGTGGCCGGCATCAGATGATCACGGCGGGTCAGCGCATCCTCGATGTGACGTCACCCTGGTTCGGCGAGCCGAGCTATTACATGCGCTCGAACACGCCGACGCCGCAGCCGCCCGGCAACGTGGCGATGATCGAGACATCCGGGCTTGGCTATCCGCCGGGCTCGACCTTATACATCCATCCATCGCGGGTGGTGCGCTTGACCGGGCTCGACTATCCCGATCCTGAGACGTCGATGGATTCGTGGGGCGACAGTGTGCTGCAGCCGGTCTACGACGCGGCGCGCGCTTCGGGCTCGGTCTCTGGTGCCATCGCGGCGATGGTGCAAGAGAGCAAGATCGACATCATCAAGATGAAGGGCTTGTCGGAGTTGATGTCGACACGCGAGGGCGCGCAGCGGCTCTACGATCGCTACAGCAACTCCAACGTGGCGAAGAGCGTGATCAACACGCTGATGCTGGACGTCGAGGAGGAGTTCGTCCGCCACGAGATGCACTACGCCAACCTCGACAAGGTGATGACGCTGTTCCTCTTGGTGTGTGCGGCCGCGGCGGACATTCCGGCGACACGATTGTTGGGGCGAGAGCCCGCCGGCATGAATGCGACGGGCGATAGCGATATCAGGAACTACTACGACCGGCTGGCTGCGGACCAGGAGGTGCGGCTGCGGCCGACCTTGAGCAAGCTCGACGAGGTATTGATCCGCTCGATCTTCGGCGATCGCGACGAGGACATCCACTACACGTGGAACCCACTGTGGCAGATGTCGGACGAGGAGCAGTCGCAGGTCGAACTGCGCAAGGCGCAGGCGTTCGCGATCGACGTCAACGCCGGCCTGATCGATCCGATGGCGCTCAAGGAAGGTCGGCAGAACTCGCTGATCGCTTCTGGCTTCCTGTACAAGGGCCTCGATGCGGCAATCGAGGAGGCCGAGACCGCGGGCGATGACGAGGACATCGACGAGCAGCAAAGCGCGGGGCTGTTCGGCGAGCAGCCTGGACAGTTCGGTCAGCCTGGCGCTCCGCCTGGTGGTGCGCCTGCTGGCGGAAAGCCACCGCCGTTCGGCGGCAACGGCAAGACGCGTGACACCGCAGACGAGCGTGGCGAGTTCATCCGCGATCCGCTGACGGGGCAATGGGGCGGCTCGCACGCCGGCTCGCATGAGAGCAAGCTGTCACGGCGCGAGGCGCGTTACCGGCAGCTAATCAGCGCAAAGCATCCGGCGAAGCCGATCGAGTCGGCGCGGCTGCTGTCGGCTGCGGCGCGAGGTAAATCATCGGCCGGAAAGGAGTTCGAATCGTATGCGCGCGGACTTGAAGGTGTCACCGGCAAAGGTGCTGCCGCGGGTCCGATCGAGCAGGTCGGCGCGCAGACTGGCGGCAAGACCGAGCCTGCGGGCGGGCGCAAGGCCTCGCCGGGCGTACCGGACCGGCTGGTGCAAGCGATCGAGGACCACGTCAATGCAATGGCCGGCGAGGGTAGCCGGCACGGTGCCGGCGATCTGTCCGAGTGGATAACTCGTGCGCATCGTGACGACATCATCGCGCTGACCGATGCCAGCAAAGATAAGTGGCCGATCCTGTTGCTGCACAAGGGCGATCCTGCGGCGGGGATGCCGACCGTGTGGATGCTGACGTGGAGCAAGAACGATACGACGTCGATCCACGATCATCTGGAATCGGAAGTCGGCGTGTCGGTGGCGCGCGGCAGCGTCGGCAATCGGGTGTACTCGACCGGCGAAGGCTATTTGGACAAGGCGAAGAGCAAGGCGGGGTTGGAGTCGCAGACCGGCGAACAGATACTGCAGCGCGACCAGACCGTAACGCTGAAGTCGCCGTACATCCACGAGATGTTCGGCACTGCGGAGCCTGGTCAGAAGCGCGACATCACCGTGCATTCGTATTATCCACCGCTCAAGCAGATGCACTATTTCAAGAAGGACAACAAAGGTAACCTGCACTACGCTGGCGATTGGGACGAGGATCGCAATCCGGAGGATGTGATGGTGGTTGATGCCATGCGGGGCTTCCGCGGTTGTCCTTGCTGTTGTCTGGGATGAACACACACACCGTCGAGCGCATGATCATCGATACGCTGCGGCACAAAGCCAAGCGTCCTGGTGGAGGCCTGACGGTGACGGAACTGGTGGCCTCGACCGGGATGACGCATCCGAACTTGATCTGTGCTGCGCTGACATTCATGCAGAACGGAAAAGTCGTCGAGAGTTTTACGGTCGACGGCTTGCGGGCGCGGCGGCTGTACTACCTGACGCGGGACCATCGTTGAATGCTGATCAGCTATTCGTCCAATTTGGAAGATGTTCTGCTGACGCGCGTCTTTCACAATCTGCACGACGGGCGCTACATCGACGTCGGCAGCTTTCGCCCGACCGAAGAGTCGAACACGATGGCGCTCTACTCGCGCGGTTGGCATGGCGTAGCGGTCGATCCGATTTACAAGTTCGAGACCGAGTGGGCGCGCAGATGGAAGATGCTGCGGCCGCGCGACACGATGCTCTACGATGCGGTGGGCGCGGCGCCGGGCCAGATCGAATACTTCCTGTGCAACTTCCGCGGTCTATCGACCTGCTCGCAGGCGGTGCTCACGCGACATCTGGGTCTGAGCGACACCAACAAGAAGGGCGAGGGCACGATGGTCGGCGTCACCACGCTCGACGAGATCATCGCGAAGTGCCTGGACGGAAAGGTGCCCGAGCTTATCTGCATCGACGTCGAGGGCATGGAGGGCGACGTTCTCAAGGGCATCGATCTCGCGAAAAATCGGCCGTGGTTGTTCGTGGTCGAGGCCTATTACAGCGCCGATTTGATGCCGCATTATCCGGACTGGGAGCCACTGCTGACGGGGAAAGACTACGGGTGTGTGTGGGATGACCGCGTCAATCGGTGGTACTTGGCGGGCGAGCGCGCTGCGGTAGTGGACGGCGCGTTCGCTTTCCCGCCCAACGTCACCGACAACTACACGACTTACACGGAGTTGAAGCTGCAGCAGCGGCTTGAGGAGTACGAGAGTTCACGCGCGACTTGGCTCACCAGGAGAGGATGATGGCAGCGCAGACGCACGAATACATGGTGGTCGAGGAGCGGCTGGGCTCTCCGCAGACGAGCCAGGACGATCTCAACATGCATGCGCGCGATGGTTGGCGCCTGGTGGCGATCTCGACCATCGGGCCAATCCCGGGGCGCTGGCTGTACATGGAGCGGCCGATCAGTGTGGCCACGTGAGATAGCCGAGGCCAACGAGATACTGCCGCGGTTGTGGATCGGCACCTGCGCAAGCTGCGATGCGGCGCGCGGCAAGCTGTTCTGCGTCAACGTGCTGGAGAACGGGCACACCGATTCTGGTGAGTGCCTGCACTTTCGCATCCTCGGTGATGATGGCCGAGCGAAGATCGACCGCGTACGCGGCGCCGGCCGGCTGATCGACTGGAACTGGACCAACGCGAACGGTCTCCTGGTTCACTGCGGCGCGGGCGTCGAGCGCTCGCCGCTCGTAGTGGCGATGTGGATGTGCCAGCGCTTCGCGATGACCTTAGACGAGGCCTATGGATGGATTCGGCAGCGGCGGCCACAGGCGGAGGATCGCCGTTCCTGGCTGATCGAGTGAAGGGCTATGGGCTCGGTCGTGATCCGACCGGGACCATCAAGCTGCGTGGCTCGTTCCGGGCCCAACTCAAGCTGCGGCTGCGGTTGATCGGGGCGGCACTGCGCCAGGCCTGCGGCGAGCACGATCTGCTTGCGCTGGGGCGCGACGGGCCCTTGGCGTTGCATGCGCCCTCGACGGGGCTGCTCGCGTTCCAGCATTGCTTGACGACGGCGGTGCTGCAGCAACTCGGCAACGACTGGCAGCGCGAGTTCATCGATCGGGCTTGGACCAAGGGCCTGGTTGATGCGGTCGGCGAAGTCGGAATCGATCCCGGCTACATCTCGCCTGATCGCGAGCACGAGCTAGCCCGTGCCGAGCTACGTGGGATCGGCGAGGCAATCGTGCAGGCGCTCACGCGCGCGGCCGCGATCGCGCAGGCGCGCCGGCTGCCGCGGGTGAAGGCGCTGCGCCGGCTGGTGAAGGAGTTCGACAAGTTCAAGCCCCGCGGTGTGGCGTTCACCAACACGGCGGTGGTGGGCGCGTACAATCGGGCCAAGATCGAGGTCTACCGCGTGGCCGGCGTGACGCATGTCGGAATCACGCCAGAGATGTTGCCGCGCAAGCTCATGCGCGACGCGCGCAAGCGACCGGAGCCCGAAGAGTATGTCGGCGAGGAGGACCTCGAAGGCGTCGCCACGGCCGGCGACAACGACGTCTGCGAGGAGTGCGAGGACTATTCCGCGGATAGCCCGTATTCGAGCGACGAGATCGAGCTACCGCTGCACCCGAACTGCCGCTGCGCCGTCTTTCCCTGGTTCGATATGCGGCGCATGCCGGAGTTCGAGGAGACCGATGCCGGCGAGGACGTTGAGTTCATCCAGGACCCGCGCGGCCGCTTCGCCGGATCGCGGCCTGGCTGGGGGAAGGCCAAGGAGGGCGGTGCCTTCGAGTTCGTCTCGCCCAACATCGAGCACCTCGAACTCAAGACCGCGCAGAAGAATCTCGGGAGCGTGCGCCAGCGCGCGCTGCGCCAGGCGAGCCAGGAGATCGACCGCCAGCTAGGGATCAGGAGCGAGGACCACGACATCATCGGCGCCTGGACGGACGGTGCCGAGAACTCGATGATGAGCATCAGCCGGGCCGACTGGGATCATCTGAAACTCTCGGCGGCGATGAAGGGGCACCTGGCGGACCAGAAATCGGTCCTGGTGTTCCGGCAGACCGACCAGGGCAAGTCGGTGCTCTACAGCTTCCCGCGCACGGGATCGCTGGAGGACATCCACGCCGACCTGCTCAAGAACGGGCTTGCCTTCCACACCCTGGTGCCGCAGAAAGGCGGCGCCATGGTCTACGTGGCGGACCTGGATGGATCGCTCTATGACGCAGTCGACAAAGCCTCAACAGGATCAGACGTCGAGTACCAGTTCGGGCGCGCCGAGTTCGTCGGCACCAACATCGAGACCGGCAGCGACCGCGAGCAACGCGATAACGCACGCCGAGCTTACGAAGAAGCTATCCGACAATCCCCGATTCCGAAGGGGAACGCAGTCTGGACGCGGATACGTAATCGTTGGGGCGAAGCCCTAAATCCGGACAACGAGAGCTTCGCCTTCGGCGTCAACGGGCCTGCCAACAACAAGCTGATCGAGGCCTCGCAGAGCGAGGAGACGCGGCCGGTCGAGCAGGTGCATCTGCGCAGCGACGAGCCGGTGACCGGCTTCCTCACGCCGGAAGGTCAGGTGCTGCAGGCATTCGAGTCTCACAGCGAGAGCGCGCGCAAGGCCGGCACGAGCTTGAGCCGGGTGCAGACCGAGGGCGGCGCACGGCTGTTCTACTACCCGAAGGACTACGTCGGCGTTGATATGTACGCGCGGCCGACGCAGCAGCAGTTCCGGGCGATCGCCAGGGCGGTGGCGGAGGGCCAGGTCAAGCGGCTGTTCTTCGACAGCCACAGCGCGGCGCAGCATCTCGGCGGCGAGTTGCCGGTGACGCAGCGTGAGCTACGCGCACTGATCAACAAGCTGCATCCGGCGCTGGAGATGACCGACGCGGACGTGGACTTCATCCGCGATCCGCTCACCGGGCAGTTCGGTGGATCGCATGGGCACGCGACCAAGCTGGAGGCGCTGCAGGCGCGGCACCAGGCGCTGGTCAATGCGGCGCACCACGACGTCACGGTCTATCACGGCTCGCTGCTCAGTCTGACCGACAAGATCGCGGCGGAAGGATTGACGCTCAATCACGAGCACGTCTTCGCGTCGAACCTGTACAAGGACGACCGCGGCAATGCGGTGTTCGTCACGACGAATTTCAACGATGCGGCGCAGTTCGGCCAGTTCGCGCTGAGGCGGCACGGTCAGCCTGGCGACAAGGTCGCGGTGTTCGAGGTGCACGTCCCGGAGGACGAGTGGAATCGGGATTGGCGCTACGACATGGAGGGGCTGGAGGGTTCGCGCTATTCGCCGAAGGATGTGCCGGCGGACTGGGTCAAGAAGGTCACTGTGATGGGCGGCTATCGCGAACCTAACGAGACCAGGAAGCTGCACGACGCGGCCGGCGATCGGAAGGTCTACGTCGTCTATCTCGTGCGCGAGCCGAAGGCGGCAGACGCACAGCCAGATTTCATTCAGGACCCGGCGACCGGGAGGTTCGGCGGCTCGCATCCTGGCTGGGGCGAGCAGAAGCAAGCGCCGGCCGGCCCGCGGGTGTCGAAGCTGGAGGAGGCGCAGGCGCGGCATCGCGAGTTGATGTCGACGGCGGCGACCGGGCGGGCGCGTGGTGGCAAGGCGCACTGGACTGCCGGCGTCGGCGAGAAGCCTGGTCGGCATCCGCTCAAGGGATACTCGAAGGAAGCGCGCATCGACGAGGAGGGCGTGATCCACACGTCCAATCTCGATGACGCGGTGAAGGCGCTGTCGGAGAACCGCAAGATCGAGTTGAACCAGCCGCGCGAGGTCTCGACCTTGCTCGACAAGCTCGGCGAGGTCGCAGCCGACATGATCGCCAAGGGCGAGAAGGCGCCGATCTTCGATCTGTGCAATGTGAGCGTGAAGGGCACGAACCTGTTCTGCCACGAGGCGCACAACATCCCGCGCATCAAGATGCCGCAGGTCGAGACGGGCGAACTCGGAGAGGCCAAGTTCATCGAGTGGCTGAAAGATCGCGGCTATAAGACGACCGAGGGCGAAGAGGATGCGTCGTACCTGCGCGCATCACAGCACCAGTTGAACGGCGCCAAGGTCGCCGGCATTGCCAAGTCGTTCCGCGAGGGTAAGCGTACGGACTACAAGCTGTTCGTCTCGCGCGACAACTACGTGCTCGACGGACACCATCGCTGGGCGGCAGACGTCGGCCTGGAGGCGGCGCGCGGCGAGTTCAAGGGCCAGCGCATCAAGGTGCACCGCGTCAATGCCGGCATCATCGAACTGATCGGCCTGGCCAACAAATACACGAGCAAGCGGGCGGGCGTTGGCGATCGGCGTCAGAAGTAACGCGGTGCGGCGTTCGGCTTGGCGCGCCTGATGGCGGCCTCGATATCGACGCCGATGCTGCGCAGCGCCTCGTCGGTCGAGATGCCGTGCTTCACCATGAGTTCGAGCAGCATGGCGGTGCGGGGATCGACGTCGCTGTGGCCGGAGATGAAGCGCCGGCTCGTGCGCGGGGCGAGCCCGAGGAATCGGGCTGCCCCTTGCTGCGAGAGCTTGAGCTTGGCGATGAGCTTCGCGTAGCGCTCGGGTTTCATCGCTTTGAACTTGCGCATATCGAAGCCTCTGGGTTGGTCTTGCACGACTCGTCTGGCACCGAACTAAGCAGGCCATTCAAGTGGTAGTACATCGGGACATCCATCCGGTCGCGCCACTTCGGCGTCACGCTTTGCGCGACGTACGCTAGCACGCCTAAGAGGAGCAACAGCGCCACGCCCCGCACAATGTCGCGGAGCATGACGCCGTTTAATGCCAGCAAGATGAGCACGAGAAGAATTGCGATCAGCCACAGCATGTTTATCGCCTTTCGACCTCGAACTCGCCGACGTAGACCTGGAACTGGCCCTCTTGGGTGAGACCCCAGCCGCGGTCGGCGTCATGCTTGGCGACCAGCTTGCAGAAGTCGCCGATCGTCATAGCAGGTTCGCCGGCAGAGCCGAAGCCCGAGCTATCGACGAAGTGCTCGTCGACGAGCTTCCAGCCCTTGGGGCGATAGTCGCCGAGGTTGGGGATGCAGCGCACCGGGCCGATTTCACCGTCGGCGAGCATCGCGCGCTGCGTCTCGCTGAACACCATCGGGAGCTTGCGCTCGCGCTTGGCGCGCTTGGCGGCCTGTTCCGACAAGTCGCGGATTGCTTGCAGTGACATCATGATCAGTTTCCTTTCGAGTTAATGCGGCGGCCAAGTCGCGCTTGAACGCCTCGTATGCGGTGCGCTCAATGCGGGCACCGTTCGCCAGTGTGATCAGTTCCAGCTTGTAGGCCATCAGTTTCCTTTCCTGGTCTTGGGCGGTCCGAAGACCGGCCGGTTGCCGATCACTTGGGCCTTGCCGAACACGGGGTGATCGACCGTGTGCGGGGTGATCTGCTCGAAGCCTTGCACCGAGAGTTCGCCGAAGCGCACGTTGCGGCGCGCCTCTTCGAGCGTGGTCTTGGGCTCGATGCTGCCGCCCTCCTCGTCGGTCCCGAGGATGAGACCGCGGCCGGCGAGAGGCTGGGCGTAGCCGCGCCACTCGAAGAAGTAGCGCGGGTCTTTCAGGAGCCCTTCGTCGTCGACGTAAATCGCGTCGCCGTTCTGGAGGCCGACGGCCGTGAAGGTGTCGACCTCCAGTTCGTTGAGCTTGTCCGAAAGCAGTTCGTAGATGTGCCGGTAGTTTCCGGTGTGCTCCACTTCGGTGACGGTGTGGCGCACGGGATCGATCAGGAGTGCTTTCATTTCCTTTGCTCCGTTGCGGCGCGGACGAACCGATCGGCATCGAACCTGCTGTTGGTCCGCTTCAACTGCCGGGCGAACTCATCGACGATCATCTTCAGCGTAGGCTGATCGACTGCGGGCTCGTGCCGCAAGTCCCAGAGCGTGTCGGCGATGAATTGGAAGTGCCGTTTCTGCATGGTCATTAGTGCACCGTTCCTTTCGCGTGGATGAGGCCCTGGTCGATCAGGTCGCGGGCGGTCCGCCCGAACCGGCCCTGGAGTTGCCAGGCGAGACCGGTGTCAACCAGGAATTGCCAGGCTTCGAGAACCTGGTCTTCGTTTTCGGCTTCGACGAAACCCTCGGCGATGCCGGTTGCCGTGTAGGCGTCCATTTTCTTGGTCATTTCGTTTTTCCTTTCACCGTAAATATAGGACTTCCCGCCCTATGGGGCAAGGGTGCGGAGATGGTCGCACCTGCAACCAGGCCGAAAAGCATAGGTCTTTCAGGCCTATAGGATATGAAATGCCGCGCACAGAGGTATGCAGAAATGCCATGGACCGCAGCAGAGGCTAAGAGCCACACCAAGTCCGCCGACACGCCGAAGAAAAAACGGCAGTGGTCAAAGGTCGCGAACGCCGCGCTCAAGAAGTACAAGAATGAGGGGCGCGCTATTCGCATTGCCAACGCCGCAGTCGGCGGCGACTCGCTCGAATGGCTCGACGCTGACTTCAAGCTCGTCGTCGACGCGATCATGTCGGCGGACGAGACCAAGACGCGCATCGTCAAGAAGGACCCGTTCGGTCGCGTGCGCGAGGTGCACGAGAAGCACGAGATCAGTTCAGAGGACTTCCCGCCGAAGAAGCACACGAAAAAGAAAAAGAACGGCGAGAACGACGACAGCGTCACCGCCGATCGCCGCAAGACAACCTGGCGCGATCCGTTCGGGCGCCTCAAGGCGACGATCGAAGAGGAGGAGGATGCGGCCGGCGTTCCGGGCAATCCGAACGAAGGCGAGTTCGAGCAGAACGTGTTTCCGAAGAAGAAGCGACGCGAGAGCGGTCGCGCTTCCGAGTTGGGGGAATGGGCGGCAGGCAATGACCTGGTAAAGGTCGCCGGCGGAGATAATGACTTCGAGATAGAGGACTATGTACCGCAGCGCATCGAGTTTCACGACACCATCGAGTTCGACGACAAGGCGAACGTCCACATCACGCAGGACGGATACCTTGCGGCGGAGCCGCGCATCGCGCGCGTGGGTGTGCAGCTATATCGCGGCGCTGAATGTGGGTGCGACGACGTCGATGTGGTGCGCGTCTATCGGCCTTACGATTCCGTCTTTGCCACCGACTCGATCCGCTCACTCGCACATCGTCCGGTAACCATCGAGCATCCGACCGAGCGCGTCACTGCCGACAACTGGAAGAAGTACGCGGTCGGGCACACCGGCGACACGGTGAGCCGCGACGAGGACGGCAAGATCACCTCGGTGCGCGTGCCGATGGTGCTCATGGATCGGGCCGCAATCCAATCATTCAAGGACGGCAAGAACCAACTGTCGGTCGGCTACACCTGCGATCTCGATTGGTGTGAGGGGCTGACCGACGACGGCGAGAAGTACGACGCCGTGCAGAGGAACATCAGGGCGAACCATCTCGCAGTCGTCGCCACGGCGAGAGGCGGCCCAACTCTCAGGATTGGCGACGACGCAGTCCATAAGGAGGTTTCCATGGACCTGAAGACGATCACGATCGACGGCATCGCATGCCCGATGAGCGACACCGCTGCGCAGGTGGTGCAGCGGGCGCTCAAGAGCCTGAAGGACGAGTACGACGCCTTCAAGAAGAAGGTTGCCGAAGAGGAGGAGGACGACGAGGAGGAATCGTCGACCGACAAGGCGACGATCGTCGACCTCAAGAAGAAGCTCGACGCGAAGGATGCCGAGATCGTCACGCTGCAGAAGCAACTCAAGGACGCGACCGATCCGGCGTTGCTCGACGCGAAGGTCAAGCTCCGCGCCGACACGTTCCGCAAGGCGCAGGCAGTTCTCGGCGACAGCTACAAGCAGGACGGCAAGACCGTCGAGGATGTGCGCCGCGATGTGGTGAAGGCCTATCTCGGCGACATCGCCAAGGATTGGGACGAGAACAAGATCAGCGCATCGTTCGAGACGATCACCGCCAAGATCGGTGCGCCGGCCGGCAACACGTTCAGGGATGCGGTGCGCGTGTTCGCGCAACCGCATACCGCGGATGAGGACCCACGCAGGAAGGCGTGGGCGGAGATGCTCAACGACCAGGCCAACGCCTGGAAGGGCGAGCGCAAGACGGCTTGAGGGCAGAAGGCCGTAACTCGAACCAGGAGACATAATCATGGTTGTTGCAGTTCAGAGAATCTACCGCCCTCAAATCGCTCCGGCATTCGAGGGCATGCCAGCGGACCAGATGCGTGGACCCGCTGACATCAGTCGCAACGTGGAAACGGCGGCCGGCATCGCATTCGGCCGCGCCGTGAGCCAGGGCACCCGTGATTACGGTGTGATCATCGGTGGCTCGGCTTTCGTTGGCTGCTCGATGCGCGATCCGACTGTGGCGCTTGCTCCGGTCGATCCGCTCGCGGCGGCCGGCTCTGCCAACCCGCTCGACAGCTACGGCCAGTACACCAGCGCGTGGGTGCGCACTGGCGGTCGCATCTGGGTGCGTGCTGCGGCGAACGTCGCCGCCGGCAACGCGCTCTTCTACAACACGACCAGCGGGCTGTTCACCAACAGCGCTTCGGGCACCGCGGCGAGCGGTTCGATCACCTTCTCGCAGCAGCCGACCGATGGCCAGACCGTGATCATCAATGGCGTCACCTTCACCTTCAAGGCGAGCGGCGCCACCGGTGACCAGGCCAACATCGGCCCGACGCTCGGTGACACGATCAACAATGCGGTGGCGGCGCTCAACGCCTCCGGCACTGCCGGCCTCACCACGATCAGCTTCCAGGCCTATCCGCCTTCGCCGGGCGGTGCGGGCCAAGGCAGCGGCGCTAACCAAATCCTGCTTGGTGTCAAGGCGGTCGGCGTGGCGGGCAACGCCTACACGTTGGCGGCGGGCACGTTGCCGGGTGTCACGTTCTCCGGCGCGACGCTCTCCGGCGGCACCGCGGCGGCGACGGCAATCACCGGTGGTCGTTGGAATACGACTGCGATCACGGGCGACCTCGCGATCGTCAATCTCGGCGTAGCAGTGGCCTGACGGCAGAACTGGCCAGTCTCAAGAAAGGAGACACGAAAATGCAGAACTGGTTTTCTGATGATATCGGCCAGCAAGCGCTTGGCTTCTTGATCAGCCAGACGACTTACCTTGAGCCGCAGGTCTACCGCACGAAGTATCCCGAGTTGAACTATGCGAGATTCGTGCCTGTAGACTACTCAGCCAGCGAGTGGGCGAAATCGATCACCTTCTTCTCGATCGACTATGCCGGCCGCGCTGACTGGATCAACGCCAATGCCAACGATATTCCGATCGCCGATTTCACTCGCGGCAAGTTCGAGGCTGCGATCGAGATGGGATCGATCGGTTATCGGTACAACATCGAAGAGCTTGGCCAGGCGATGATGATCCCGGGTCTCAACCTCACGACCGAGCGCGCCAATGCGGCACGCCGCGCCTGCGAGGAGATGATCCACAACATCGCCATGTACGGCGATGTGCGCAAGAACTGGCTCGGGTTGACCAACAACACCGCGCCGACGGTGATCAACGCGGTGAGCACTTGGGCTTTCAACATGTCCCAGACCACACCGCTGACGCAACGCGTCATCAACGACGTGAACGGCGCCATCACCAACGTGTGGCAGTCGACCTTGACCGTGGAGATGGCGAACACGGTGCTGCTGCCGCTCAGCGCGATCAGCCTGTTGGCGATCTCGCAGTTGCCGAACACGACCATGAACCTGCTTGAATGGCTGCAGCGCAACAACCTCTACACGCAGCAGACTGGGCAAGCACTGACAATCATGGGCGTGCGCGGCCTCGACACTGCTGGCTCCGGCGGCTCAGGACGCATGATTGCGTACCGCAACGATCCGGAGGCACTGAAGCTGCATATCCCCAAGCCGCAACAGTTCTATGCAGCACGCCAGGTCGGCGCATTCGTCTACGAGGTGCCGAGCCTGTTCCGCATCGCTGGTCTTGAGTGGCGGCTGCCGGCGACTGCTCGCTACGTCGATGGCATCTGACGCCGTCGATCTTCCCCCTGCAACCAACTGACATGGAGGCGCTCGCGATGGGCGAGAATTATCCTACGCTCGGGCCGATGGTCGACCCGACGCGCGGAGACAGACCGCATCAGATCGTCAAGGTGAGGAACACTGCGGAGAAACAATCGCATGTCGTGTTCGATCGCAATGGTCGCGGCATCACGCTCGAACCTGGCCAGACGAAAGACATCGACATGCTGCTGGAGGAGGTGGCGCACTTTCAGCATGAGCGGAAACCTGGACGCATTCGCGAGATGATGGTGCAGAAGGGAAACGTCTTCACCTTCGAGGACACCGAAGCACCACCGCATCCGATTTCGATCGAGGGCATCCCCGACATCGACATCCAGGCCAAGCCCAACAACAAGCAGCAGCCACAGAAGTCCTGATGGCGACGGCGCAGGACATCTTCGCCTTCCGAGCACAGTTCGCGGAGTTCGCCGAGGTCTCCGACGCGGACGTCGCGATGGTGCTCAACACGGCTGACATCTTTCTCGATGAGGAGGCGTGGGAGGGCTCGGCGGATTATCAGCCGGCTCTTCGATATTTCGCTGCGCATCTGCTCTCGCTGCTGCTGACGCAGAAGGCTACCGCCGCGATGATCGGCGCCGGGGCGGGAGGCGGCTGGAGCAACCTGTATATGCGCATGGTTGCGATTGGCGAGCGACGCGTGATGTTCGGCGAGCGGCAGTCGTTCGGCAAGATGCAGGGCGAAAGCAATGCTCCTGGCGATGAGATGCTCGATCTCACCTTCTATGGCCAACTCTACAAGAAGCTGCGTGCGCGTAACTTCCCGGCGATACTGGTGATCTGATGGCAGCGAACTGGAGAGCACTTGAGGCGCGGCTCGATGCCTACGTTGACGCGACATGGGCTGAACCGGTCGAGCTACATCCGATGACGCCGGGCGACATCGACACGAACCCGGGACCCGATCCGTCGCGGGCGATCGTCAAGACATTTGCCGTGTTCATGAAGCCAGGTGCGTCGATCACGGGTGAGGGAGGCGCGGCGCGTGCTTATGGCGGCAACATACAGCAGGTCACGCAGGACACTTGGATCAGCATCTGTGACGCGCGTCTGATCGTCGACCTCCTGGCTTGGAAGCAGCACGATCGCGTGTACTTGCCGGACCGTGGTGAGTGGTACGAGATCAACTGGATCAATCCGAGTGCGACGGCGCGTCCAGACATTCATCTGATACGAGTGCAGACGGCGGACGTATGATATGAATGGGGCATGGCTCGAAGTAGCAAGTCAACCTTCTGCACCGTTCGCGGTTGTGATCTTCCCCGTTACGGGAAAGGATATTGCTGGCGCCACTATCTACGATGGCGACGGCACGGTGATCCGACAGCCGGTCGGATAGATAACGGGAAAACGAGAGAGTTCTTGCGTCAGGCCATCGCTCATGTCGGGCCCGATTGTCTGTTCTGGCCCCATGCGAAAAGCGGAGATGGCTACGCGCAAATCACGGCCAACAGGATTGTGCATTATGTACACCGGCTTGTGTGTGAAGAAGTGCACGGCAAGCCCTCGAAAGATAAACCCTACGCGCTGCACAGTTGTGGCAATGGTCATCTCGGTTGTGTGAACCCGCGGCATCTCCGCTGGGGTTCGCAAAGCAGACAACGTGGCGGATCGTCGTGAGCTTACTCAGGCCCGTAATGAGAGCATGTGTAGTAGGGGCGCTCAGGAATAAAACTTGGGCGGGGCCGCGCGTTTTCGACTCGGACATGACTCCACTAGCTGAAGCCGTCCTCGGCACGGCGGCGAAGCCTTACATCGTCGTCTATACGGACACCGATGACATGCCAGTCGTCGGCGGCAAGGCCGAAATATACGACGGACGCTATCGGCGCCTGCAGATCGCGATCGAGATCGGCGTTGCGAGCGCGATCCACGATCCGGCACCGGCGGGGCCGATCGTGATCAAGTTCTCGGCGACAGACCAGGGCATGGAGTGGGCGGTCGATTTCATCGAGTCGCAGGTGATGGCGGCGCTATGGGGTGATCCGCATTCGGACTGGGGCGACCTATTCAAGCGCTTCGCTTACAAGCTGCACCGCATTCAGCGTCGGCGCGGCGGCCAGGCGCAGACCGGTGTGCGGTTCGCGGCGCGGCGCATCACGATGACATGCGAGACGTTGTTCGATGTTGCGCCGGGCGTGCGGCCACCGCCGCAGCATCCGATTTACGATTTCATCGAACTGGCGACGATTTCGCCGGCAATCGGAGAAGTGGACATGGCGGGGCTGGTGAAGAGCTTCCTGGAGCCGACGAACGCGCCGGAGTGGCGCATCGCGCAGGCGCATCTCGGGCTCGACAGCGAGGGCGCACGCGAGGCGCTGGTGGTGACGGGCTCGCCGCTGCCATGGCCGCTGCGCGAGACACCGCTGCCGGATGGTACGCTGCCGCTCGGTGACGAGGATGTGCCGCGGCTCGACGTGCTCAACCTGGACGACGATGAGCCACAGCCGGGCCAGGTCGGTCCGGTGAACGGAGGACCGCCATGACGGTTATCGCCGCGCTGGTCATTTTATTCGTTGCTCTAATCCTGATCGGGCTAGCGTGGTGGGTGGCAGGACAACTTGCGCCATTGATCACGCCATATCTGCCGGCCTTCATCGTGAGGCTGCTTTACGTGCTGGCGGTTGTCATCATGGTGCTGATTATTCTGGGGGTGCTGCTTTACGTGTTGTCAGCGCTCGGCGTGCCAGTGCCGCATTGGGCACTGCTGCGGTGAAGGATGCTGAAGTACAAGGTTGATGCGAGCGATCTGCTGCACTGGGCGCGCTTCCTCGACGAGATGCCAAGGCGCACCAAGCCGGCCATGGCGCGTGCGCTCAACACTTATGGTGAAGGCGTGCTGCGATCCGTCGTTGACAGCATTGCCGAGCGCACTGATCTGCCGAGCGGTGCGATCTTTAACGCGATCAACGTCAAGGAAGCATCGCCTGACGATCTGATCTGGGAGATGGATGCCAGCCAAGTATTGCCGGGTGCGATGGATTGGGAGCGGCCATGGGAGAGCCGCGACACCAAGCAGTTCGAGAACGATCTGCTGCTCAAGGTCGTGACGTCAGGCGATCACACCGTGTGCGACGTGTGCAACCAGGTTGCCGAGAACTCGCCGTACACGCAGGAAGAAATTCGCGAGATGCAGGCAAAGTGGGCGAACTATGAGCCGCCGCATCCAGTCGAAGGCATTCGCACCAACCTGGTGCATCCGAACTGCCGTTGCATCACGCAGCCCTGGTCGAGCTTGCGCCGGCTGCCGCTCGCATTCGATGCCCCTGGTCAGGCGCCGCAGCAGCTATTCACCATGCGCCAGCTTGGCCAGCGTGTGGCGGATGAGTTGAAAGTCGCATTAAGGGTTATCCGATGACGTTCCGACCGCAATGGGACGAGCTACTGCACAAGATCGAGAACCTGCAGCGCCAGACCGGACAATCTGGCGGGCCGCGCTACGGCTATGTCAAGGAGGTCAAGGAAGGCGGCGGCGAGCGCAAGTGCCGTGTGGTGATGGGCTTTCGCCCGGACGGCAGCGAGTGGCTGTCACCATGGTTGCACTGTGACGATCATTCCGGCGGCGGGCGCGAGCAGCAGCTTTACGAGAAGGGCCAGAACGTCACCGTCAGTGCACAGGGCAATGATTTTCGCATGGCGCGTGTATCGCCATCGGCGCAATCGAAATCATTTCCGCAGCCGGACTTCGCGCCGCAGACCAACGGCGAGACGAAGCAATACGGCAACTTCGGTCAGCGCATGCACAAGCCCGGCGAGCAGCAGCAAGGCGGCCAGGGCGGTGCTGGCGGCGGCGGAGGTGGCGGCGGTGCCGGCGGAGGTGGAGGCCAGAGCGGCGGCCACATCTATGACGCCTTCATGTTCGAGGCGCAGAAACATCCGGCGCATCAGGACCAACAGAAAATTCCGCTCCTCGGCGGCGGCGGCGGTGGTGCCGGGCCGATGGGCGGTGGCGCTGGTGCCGGCGGAGAAACTGGGAAAGTTGAATCGCCTGCTGCTCAACAGCAGCAGCAGAAGGAGGTCGAGCCGACGATCATCTCGCGCATCCACGAGAAGGACAAGTCGATCACGCACTTCATCAAGGAAGGCAAGAACCGCGCGCACACCACCGACAAAGGCTGCGAGATCAGCGCCAACGACGGCAAGACGTACGGGACTGCTTTCACGGACGGACCGTTTCAGGTTGTGGGCAAGCCGCCGCAGGTCAACATGCCGTGGCGCATCAAGACCAAGCCGGGTCTCAAGAAGACCGACGTGAAGATTTCTAAATCGTAGGAGGTGAACTATGCCCGTTTCTAATCGTCAGAAGTGGAACCAGCGCAGTGGTGTCACGCCATCCGACACTAAGGTCTACGAGATCATCGCGCCGGATCATAAGCCGGATGGACGCGCCAGCACGCCGTTCGAGGGCAAGTATTACTACGAGGGCGGCAAGGCTCTCGTGCGCATGACCGAAGCTGAGGCGCGGTTCTTTGTCGACATGGGCGCACTGGCGCCAGTCGTGCCGCCGGCAGAAACGCCTGCATAAGTCATGGCCGACGGCGATAACTTTACCAACCTGCCAATCATATCGTCGTCGGAGCCGTACTTCCGGCAACTCGCGACGATCTGGCCGGACCTCTACAACCGACGCGTCATCGTCGGTCCGGCCGGCAATGGCGTCGATCGGCGCAGCGGCAAGGTGCTGATGGGTTGGCGCCATGTCGAGCAGTCGATGCAGGTGATCTTCGCGACGCGATTTCACTCGCGGGTTCTGCGACGATGGGTCGGTAGTTTCGTGCCGCACATGCTCGGCGAGAGCATCGTCCCGCGCGTGATCACTCGCTTCTTCTGGGCGATTGCGACGTCGATCGATCTGTGGGAGCCGCGCTATCGCATCAAGCAGGTCTACTTCATGGGCGACGCGTTGAGCCAGTGGGCTCCGCGCTCATCGCTTGCGGCGGCTGATCTGCTGCGGCTCGGGCAGGCGATCTTCCGCCAGGAGGGCGTCTACTTCCCGCGCGGGCATCTCGGTGACTTCCAGCCCTACGAGCGGCGCCACTTCGGCATTGTCGGTCACGGCGCTGATCTCTGGGATGTCACGCCGATCGGCATGGGTTCGTGACTACCCGCACGGTGATCAGGGCTCCGCTCTGCGAGCATTGTGATCGCAAGCGCAAGATGCGCATGCGGCACATCGAGAAACGCATCCGCGACCAACTGACGTTCTGCTGGCGCTGTGATGGCTGCGAGACGATGACCTACGTGATCGTCGAGCTAACGGACAAGAGGGCCTTGAGAGCACGCAATGGCTGATCCGATCGCATTGCTGAACCTGGTTACGACGACGCCGACACGATTCACGGTCATTCGGCCGGAATTGCTGCCGGACATGCAGGTCCTGCAGTCGATCTCGACGGAGGACATGATCTCGAACCGCATGGCGCGGTTCAAGGCGCTGTGGTCGAGCTACGACCCACCGATGGCGGCCGAATACGACGTCGGTCCGCTTGAGTTCGATCCGATCCGCATCAACCAGGAATGCAATTCCTTCTTCGAGGCATTGGTGCGGGATCGCGTCAACCAGGCGTGCCGGGCGATCACGCTGGTGTTCGCGGTCGGCGGCGATCTCGACGCGATCGGCTCGCGTTATCCGTATGGTGTGCCGCGCATCACCATCGCGACTGGCGGCGCTTTCGACGAGACCGATGCTGCCTATCGCACCAGGCTGTGGCTGTCGCCCTCGATCCTGAGCCTCAACGGGCCAGGCCAGGGCACGTACGAGAGCTACATATTCTGGGCGCTATCGGCACCGATGCCGGCCGGCGAGCTTCCGATCCGTCATGCGGCAGCGTTCACAAAGCGTGCCACCGGGCACGTCTTCATCGCCATCATGGCGGACAACTACCAGCCGCGGATCATTCAGGACTTTCAGACTGGCGATTGGATCATGACCGATTCCGGTACGCCGACGCCGACCGACCTGCAGATCAAGACGGTGTTCGACTTCATCAACGACAAGAAGTTCGCTCGCAGAGGGCTGACCGATTGGATCAGTGTGCTGCGACCGAAAATTACTCACACGAATATCCGGGCGAACATCAAATCGTTCCCGGGTGTCGCCAGCGAAGCACTGATGACCGACGTGCGGGATCGCGTGCTGGCGCTGGTGGATGCGATCCGCTGGCTGGGTGCTGATTTGACGATGATGAGCCTTGAGGCATCGATCGCGGCGAGCGGCGCTTACAACGTCGAGATCGTCGAGCCCAAGGCTGATGTGATCGTGGCGCAGGATGGTCTCGTCAAGATCGATGAGGTGCGCCTCGCTTACGCTGGCGTAGGTGAGTAAGTGGCGATCCAGCAACTCACTGCGTCGCTGGCTGGTGCAGGCGCGCTGCCAGGTCGCGTCGTTACTGCCCGGAGCCAGATCAAGACTGTCCTGGTTGGTCTCGGCGGCTGGAGCGCTCGGTTCGGATACAGGGATACGATCTACGGTCCCGTCGCGATGTCAGCGATGGGCTTGCTCAGCGCCAGCTTTGTCCGTGTCTATCAGGTCCAGTCGTTCATGCAGGCGTTCGGCAGCCTCGTTCCGCCGATCGTCTACAAGGGTAATGAGCGACTGATCGCCGCCGCGCTGGCGGGCACCGCTGCGTTGCGGCTCGGCACGCTGTACAAGTCCAACGAGCAGCCCATCGCAGCGGCCTTCGCGGGCGCTGGTGCGTTGTCCGGTCGCTTCACGTTCCGCGACTTGCTCACGCCGCCGCCGTTCCGCGGCTGGGATGAGGCGGTCTTCCGCATCGCGGACAAGAATATCCAGGTCGCCGCCAACTTCGCGGGCTCCGGCGTCATCCAGCCGTACTCGAACGTGCGGCAGCGTATGAACCTGCATCCGTCGTTCGCGGCGGTTGGCAGCCTCGCTGCGCGCTTTGCCAGCACCTACCCGATTGCGGCGGCGTTGTCGGCATCGGCGTCGTTCAACTACTACAGCATCTACATCCTGCATCCGCCGGTGCCAGGTGCATTCGCTGATTGTGCTCTCGCCGGCACGGGCACGCTCAAGCTCGACATCGAGTTGGTCAACAGTGATTTCATCTGGCCGAACATCGATGAGCTTGCCGGCAGCAAAGTGCTGTTCGCACAAGCGACTGGCATGGAGAAGGCACTGGCCGATGTCGACGCGTACAGGCTCACCCGCATGTACGCCGAGATCATCATCGATCAGTGGGACCCTTATCGGATCAGTGCCCGCAATCTTCCTTACCTCGCGTGGGCTACCGGTGTGAACCTGTGGGAAACCTGGTGGACTGAGGAGTTCAAGCGCTACTGGGTTGCAATCCAGTGGACGGCAAAGTACGAGCGCGGAAGTCGCAAGGGCCTCGACCGTTTCATCAGCGCGGTCGGCGGCCACATGAAGCGCTGCATCACGCCACCAGCCAAGACATTCCCGACGCATTCGCTGACACCGGATGAGCGCATCGCCTACCTGATGCGTTTCCCACAGCTACGGCTGTATCCGTACTTCGCGCGCGGGCAGCGGCCGTATGACTGCTTTCCGGGCGGTCATTCGTTCAGCCTGAAGGTGCCGCCTGGACATCTCATCCGCGCGCGCAACGGCGGCTACGTCGGCTCCGCGCTGCGCAAGATGTATCCGACGGCGCAGACTGCCGGCGGTCGCTATCAGCATATCGCTACGATCTGGGATCGAGGAGTTGAGACCCAACTGACTGTCCGCAAGATCGAGCATGTGCTGATGGGGCCGTCGGCCGGCTGGGGCTTCTCGCCTGGTGTGTCGCAGTACGACGAGGAGGTTGTGCTGCCGATGACCGAGCGGGTGTTCTTCTACGTCGGTGAGGCGAAGTTTCTCAGTGCCAGGGGCAGGCAAGGCATCTTCACCGGCAAGAAGGCGGCACTTCGCACCATCACGATTTCGCGCTCCGGACCGCTGCCGCTGATCCAAGGGCAGATCACCTATCAGACGATCGCGCCTAGTGAGCAGTTGATGGAGAAGTATCCGCAACTGGTGACGCAGCGGCATCCGTCGCGGCGTTACCGCATGTATCCTGCGCGACGGCGCAAGCAGTTCATCCACGATCGCTATCCACTGCAATCGGAGGCCTGGCGCTACATCTATGAGCGCTGGTTTCTGTTCGACCCGGATCGGCTGCCGGATCATCTCAAGGGTGGCCAAGCATATCTCGGTCACACGCGGCTCGGCATCGACAACTATACGGCAGAGGCGATGGTCGCGATCCGCACGCCGTATGCGAAGTTCTTCGTCCGCTGTGGCGGTTACTGCGGCCGCTTCCGCTTCCTGCACAAGTTCAACCCAGAGGCGGTCTACCGATTGCGCCGCGGCGTTACCGCGTCGATGGCGCTACGTGACACAGTGCTGCTCAACACCAAGACGCAGCGTCCGCTGCAGGTCCGCGATGTCTTGCATCCCGATGGGACCTTCACGGTTGGGCAACTCGCCTCGAACTGATGGGAGACTTCTAAAGTGGAAAACAAAGTGATCTATCGTGACAATCAAGAACTGCCCGCGGCCGATCTGAACAACGCGGAGGGATGGACGCAGGATGCGATCGATCACGTCATCTTGGATACGATCGTCAACGTCAACAAGTACAGCGGCTTCGCGATCTCCAAGTCTTCGGCGACGCTGATCCAGACGCAGCCGGGGCGGCTCTACACCACGAGTGGTGCGGTCTACGCGCGCGAAGAGGTCGTGAGCCTCGACATCTTCAACGATCGTCCGGTGACGGCAAAGCGCTACTTCGCCATCGTCGCCTGGGGACAGACCGTCCAGCAAGATATTCAGCCGCGTGACTTTCTCATCGACGCCGACACCGGCCAAGCCGAGCCGCAATCGGTGGCGATGGAGGAGACGCGCTACTGCAACGTCAATCTCGTGCGCGGTATCGAATCGGCCGATCCGCAGTTTCCGCCGATCGATG